GTATCATCAGCATCGATGGATACTAGTCAATAAGTTTCGGCAAGCCAAAATCACAACCATCTCCGTGATGCTTCTGCTTCGAGACTGCATGTACCTTAGCGGCGTCAAGGGCTTACTTATTGCAGAACGTCAAGACACAGCCGAAGACATCTTCGAACGTATACTATTTGCGTACCATCGGTTGCCTGATGCGGTGAGGATGCCTCTGGCTACGGGACGGAAGGCAGGTTCAACCCAAATGCACTTCTGCCACGGTGGGGGTATCAAGGTGCTGACAGCCGGGGGGCGCAGCCCTGCCATCGGTCGCTCCATCGACCGTCTCATCATCACAGAGTTTGGTGAAGCACAGTGGCAGCGCAAAGCTGCCATCAACATCTTCCCTACAGTCAACAAACGACCCAACGCCCGCATCATTCTTGAATCAACGCCCGGTCGTGCAGGTAGTCATCACGAGCAGATGTGGCACGCATCTTTGGAGGGGAGGAGCCGTTTCCATCCCTTGTTCCTTGATTGGTGGAAAGACAACAGTTGCCAGATAGCCGTTAAAAACGACTTCAAGCCCACCGAGTCAGAGCGCGAATACATAGACCGACATCCAGGGATGACAATCCCCAACCTCGCATTCCGCCGCTCCTCTCTTAATACGGAGTTCGTAGGCGATACCCGCCTCTTCAGCAGCAAGTATCCATCCGATCCGTATGATGGTTGGTTGGGTACATCCGACCCCATCATGCCCATCGATATCTTGAAGCCGCTACTTGAGCGGGCAATCACAGACCCGCCGATGGGTGCATTCTACTGTCGCGAGCTTGAATCGCCCATCCAAAACAACAAGTACATTATTACCGCTGACCCTGCGGGATTCGGTGCCACAGGTGACAAGAGCGCACTTACTGTATGGGATGCCATCGAGCGCAGAGAGGTGGCGTTCTGGGAAGACCGAGAGGACCCCACCCGATTCGCGGCTCGATTGATACATGTGCAAGAGCGTTACAACACCGCATTGCTCGTGGTTGAATCGAATGCGATGGCGTGTATCGCAGTGCTAAAGGACAAAAAGTGCCGCAATCTGCTCTGGACAGACCGAAGACACCCCGGCTGGTACGCCACTGAGAAACGCATCCAAGAATCCGAAGCACGTCTGGTGCGCCTCATCCAAGAGAACGACATCTCCATTCGCTCACGCGGAATGCTCCACCAACTCGTTAACTATGATGGCAGTCGAAAGAAACGCGTAAAGGGTATTGACGGTATTACTCATCACTTCGACCGTGCAAGAACAGCTATTATGGCAGCAGACGTGTTGTCTCGCCGCAGCTTTACACGTACAGTTCTCGAACAACCCAATGAACTTATCCCAGGACGCGTTACCATTGGTGATTTAGATAAGTTCCAACATCGTGAGAGGGCCGCTTCGCGCAGCCCCTTTCGCCCACCCTCAAGGGAGTGGAGATAAATGACCATTAAGCTCTCCAGCCTCATCGACAAGCACCGTAAGTATTACGAGCGAAACGAGAAAAAAGCATTCGATAAGGCTCGACGCTACTATCGCGGCTCCTTTTTCTCTGTTCAAGACTCTACCCTCACAGACACCGGCGGCATGTCAAAGTCGTTGCTGTGCAGTAAGAATCTCATCTACGCCATTTCAGATACAGCGGTCTCGGCACTGCTGGGGCCCAACCCCCAAGTCTCCGCCAACCCCCGTAGTGTCCGCAGCCAAGAAGTCGCCCCGGCTGTCAACGGTCTCATGGAGTGGACGTTCAAGACCAACCGGATGCGTCGTCGAGCCGCTACGGCCCTCATCGACGCAGTCCTCTGTAAACGAGGCATCTTCAAGACCGGGTGGGATGCGGTGAAAGACCGCCCCAACATCACGGTAGTTGACCCGTCAAGCCTCTTCTTCGATTTAACTGTAAGGGATGTTGCGGACATTCGGTATTGGCTCGAAGCAACCGTATTGCCTTGGCACGAGTTCAAGAACCGCGTCGAGAGCGGACAGTATACCGGCAGTAAGCTGAAAGATGTTCGACCCGACCGCTACCCCCGATGGTTGACCGGCGACAGTTCCAACAAAGCGGGGGAGGATGCAGTCAGAGACTCTTTCAAGTGGGTCACTGTCTGGGAGTATTACGACCGCGAACGCGGCATCATGCAACACTATGTGAAGCAAGCTGACGCTGTCGTATTCGAAGAGAAGATTGACTACGTGCCCTACAGCATGTTCAGCCTCAACCACAGTGGTATCGACTGTACCGGTCTCTCCGAAGTGCAGCTTGTGTTGAATCAGCAAGAGACCGTCAACGACCTGCTGACCCATTGGAAGCAAATCACCTATCTGATGATTCCTCGTATCCTTTATGATGCCGGTCGAATCACCGAAGAAGATCTCAACAAAGCAGTCGAAGCGTCGGCAGGCTCCTTCGTCGGTATTGCCCCAGAGAACTCTGAGGCTATGCGTTCACTTGCGACTCTCTTCTACGAGATGCCAATGCCGCAGACACCCGTAGGTGTCAAAGAGTTCGTGGCGCGTCAGGAAGATGATGCTGCTTTCGTTAGTGCTCTCGCCGAAGCGGCCCGTGGTCAGGTCACCGGAGCCAGAACCGCAACGGAGATGGCAATCATCGATGCCCAGATGCGTACCCGCCTCGCTACCCGCGAGGGGCACGTCAATGATGCGCTTGAAGATGTAGCCGCCAAAGCGTTCTACCTCAGCCGCAAATACATGACGCAGCCCAAGATGGTGCGTGTCGCTGGCGACCGCAAGTGGGAGTCCGTATCGCTCGAAACCATCCGCGACGTTGAAGTCGATTTCGAGATGGTCAGCTACAATCCCATCAAGCGCAACCCCAACGTCATCGCAGAGACGCTACTTCAAATCATCCCATTGCTCATGCAAAACCCCAACATCGACATGCGACGACTCACCGAAGAGATCATCAACGGTATGGGTATCCCCGCCCGTGTTCTTTTACCGGAACAAGAGGTCGCGCAGAAGGTTGCTGCCGAAGCACAACTCGCCCAACAGCAAGCGTTGGGTGGTGCCGCTGTCGCACAAGGTGGCGGTGGTGGACCTCCCATGGGCGCAGAAGGAGATATACCCCCAGAGATGCTTGCGGCTTTGATGGCAGCAGAAGGCGGAGCATCCCCAGAGGAAGCTCTCGCTGCGGGCGGCGGTGCTCCCATTCGTGAAGGCACACCACCCGAAGCTTAATCCAACAGGAGACTGAAATGGCACGCGACGTAGAGTATTTTCCTGCTCCCATCCCCGACACCCCAGCCCTTACTGCGGAAGAGAGGATCGACCAGATGCGTCGAGAGGCACAGGAAGAAGAGGCGATACGTCTGAAGCCCCGAGCGCAAGTTGGTGGAAAGTTTACGATGCCATCTGGCATGACCCCAGAACAAGAACAAAAATACTTGGCAACGCTCAGAGGACAAGAGCAACAAGGTCTCGGTAAAGTAGACTACGACTCGTTGAACCTGACCCAAGAACAGCAAGAAGAGCTGTGGAAGATTGGGGCAGAACTCGGTTTGGGATTCAATCCCGCAATTGGGGCTGCGCTTGATGTAAGAGATCTCGGTAGAGCTATCGCAGAACGCGACATGTCGAGCGGTCTCTTGGCTGCTGTTGGGTTTGTTCCAGGTATTGGTGACATACCCAAAGCCGCTGCCAAAGTATCCAAGGTACTTGGCGTCACAAAGAAGGCATCTAAAGCATCTAAAGCAACCTCCAAAGTCGATGACTTCGCGAGGGCGGGGCGAAGAGCAATACAAGCCGGTAAAACGGTGAAAGGAACAGACACACTTAAAGATGCCCATACAGTTGGAGGATCAGCAGGTGTCTACGGCGATGACCGAGATACAGGTGCTCCAGGTCGAGCCGTTACCGAAGACACGGGTGCTCCTGACACTACTGTCTCAGGCAAACATAAACCAGGACCAAAAATCTAAGGGGAGACCACCATGGCAAGACGGAAGAAAGCAAAAAATACCGACGACCGCGACATAGACCAAGTTATGCGGGAGGCCAAGCTGGAGGCGCGTGCATCAGACGCCCGTAGGGCTGGAGAAAGGGCAGGTGTTCCTAT